ATAACGTGGAGTGTACATACCTTCCCACATCATTGATACCAACGACACAGGGAACGGTAGATTACTTGTAATTTTTAAACTAAAGTTCATGTTTCGTTGATGAATAGGAACAGTAAATAAATTCTCTTCTTTAACAGGTGCTGTATCTGCTTGATAATAATCAGCCTCACTAACGTGTTGAATATCAACCCATTCAGTAGAGCCCTTAGATTTTAATTTAAATGTAACTACACCTGATTTACCAGCAGATACTTTAACACGAGACACGGTTAGATTAGCAGTGTAATCATATTCCGTAGCGTTAGCATCACGGTTGAAATAAAACTTAGGTAGTTCAATCTCAAAGTTATAATTATAACCTAAAACAATACCATCACCATAACCTGTGAAGTCACCACGTACAGCAAAGTAATCACCCTGTGCATCACTACCTACTGTAGCGTAAGTCCAGTAACCAGGGTCAGAATCTGTTTCGGTACTATTAGGTAATGGTTGGAAACCAGCTAGATCAAAGATAGTTTTTAACGTACCACTAGGTGCAGGTAAAGTTAGTAGCATAATAGGAACTAAACCATCAACAGGTTTATATCCAACATACATCTTTGTTGTTTTAGTTTTACTATCATATACAATAGACGTTGGTTTGGTAGACATATCTAACGTAGGGTTAGAAGATACCAGACTTGTTAGCTGAGCCCCTAAAGGAATATCATTAATACTAATAATACCTAATGTATATTGATCCATCTGCTGGCTTACAGTAAACATCATATCATTTGCAACAGTAAAGGCTTGCAAGTTACCAGGCAAGGACCACTTAACCCAAGCTTGGAACAAATCCTTTTCTCCATTATTATAATAACGGTAGATGTACATGTCTTTTGTATCTCTACCAGCTAATGCAATAAAAGAATTTTGAGGACTTGAGACAAGTGATGTGATATCATTAGGAATGTATTCAGCTACAACTTTACTAAGATCTAATACAATAGGAGTCTCTTCTATACCACGAGTCTGCATACTAAATGCACGGGTGTAAGCTGGTACCTTACTAACAAAACCTATAGTCGTACCAATATCTACAGGAGGAATGTCAGCATCCATCTCATAGTTAGAGATACCACGAATCACAGCAGTGTTAGGCGATAACACGCCAGTATCAGCAGCAAACAATAGGAACTGTTGACGCCTGCTAAAGATAAGCAAGCCCTGTGAATTAGGTAAGACATCAAATAAGGTTACAGGTTTAACTGAAGATGCATTTAAATCTACTGGATCAGCATCTACTTGAGTAAGTGCAGACCTAGCAAATAAATTATACGGGTCATTTGACTGACTCATAATAATATTATCTTTAGATAGTAACCCGAATCTATTGTTATAAAAAAATGTAGCAGTAATAGGATTACCAATAGTTGCATAGCTATCAGTATCTACATCATAATCAAAGATAGAAGGTGGTGGATTAGTTGTATCATCACCTGATAAACGCTCTTTCCATTTGATAGGACCGAACTCAAACACATCAAGTGAAGTTGTGACTAACTCATGCGGCATGGTAGATGCATCAAAACCTTTAGACACATTAGGTGCCACAGTTTCTTTCCACTCTTTATCAGCTGTAGAATAAGCTAACCAGTAATCATCTTCTGCTCCACCAGTATTTAATATACGTACTGTACGTCCATTGTAAGACTCCTCAGGGAGCTTAGAAACGTCAGTAACACTATCTTGGAAGGATTCCAACGCTTGGTTATTTACACCGCCCTTACAGGTCAATGTGAAGGCAGAGGATTTAGTAATCTCAAGGCTAGTTTTATACTGAGTTACAGTAACACCTAAGCTCTTGGCGTTAATAGCACTACGTATACCACTCAATACTTCAGTAGCATTAAGGCGGACATTAGTACCACTAGATTCAAACTCGTCAGCGTTACGTGTAGTATAAGTGCAATTAGTACCGTTAATAGTAACTGTATATTGTGCGCTATATTCTACAATCTTTAAAACTACTGTACCAACTTTACCTTCAGTATAGTTAGTAGGTTTATCTAGTAGCTTAGGCTTTACAGTTTTGTTTGTAATGATTGTTACATCTTGGATACTACGGAAATGGTAATCCTCTGGTTTTGTACCAGTAAGATATGCTGTACCGTTATTGGTTACGGTGCAAACAGTACCAGTTACAGCATTCCATACATAAAGATTAGCGTCTTTAATAGCACCAAAGTATGCTTCAGTAGGACCACGTTGAATAAAGAACCAGGCTGCATCTTTTAATTCATCTTTAGCAAATGGTGTACCATCAGCTTTATTAACAGTACGAATAAAATTCATACCATTACGTTTTAGCATACCAAAGGTTGGGTCAGGATAAGCATTAACTGCTTCTACTACTTGACCTTGTAGTTTTTTATTATCTGTTTGAGTAGATACACCACCCAACAGGTTCGGGATTAATTGAGTTACTGATGGCATTAGCGATACAATGCGTGGAATGGTTGGTAAGAACTATAGTAATTAGATCCTCTGGGATGACCAAAGAAGGTGTAGTCACCTTGGCTGGTTTCATACTCCAAAGCATTGGATCTAATATAAACTTCTTGTTGTGATAATACTTGGTAAAGACTTGGATCACCAACAATTCTCATAGCTACCATAGAAGCAGCACGAGCAGTAATGTAATCACGGATGGGTGTTGGTAGATCAACCCAATCAAATAACCATACAATATCACAGTAAACAGTTCGCTCCCATTTATATGTATGAGCAGTACGGTCGTAAAGTCTCCCATTCCTACGAATAGAATCTTTATTTAGATTATATGTATCATCTTGACTAAGGTCAATCTGTAGCATATTATCTGGAATCTTAATCTCCTGCTCTGGATCAGAGGGGTGCATTGGATAATGATATTCTTTATTGAATGTCCATCCTTCAGCTTGTACTTCACGCGACACCTGTTGTAAGGTGTTGTATGCAATCGCAACGTCCGGGTTGGTTTGTTCTAGCGTGGTAACAGGAGCCTGACCAACTGATGCCAGGATCTGATTAACAGCTTGTAGCTCACCTTGAGCGTCAGTGGTTGGAAATGACATTGATTCTCGTTCTCAATAAGGATTAAAAAAAAGGGAGAGCCGAAGCCCTCCCCGTATGTATTAGCTGGTCGGTGTCAACTGAGCATAGTCAGGAGAAGGACCATCTGAAACGTCACCACCAACGGAGGTGCCGTAGTGATATGCATCACGCAGATCTTGAGTTTCACTGGAAACGGTTGAACCAAGAACTGGTGAGCCGTATCCGGTACGTGTCTTAGCGACACTGAAGCGGGTTGTAGTTGCCATAATTATTCTCTATTAAGGAGCAGGTGCTGGTGTTTGATCAGGGATCTCAGCACCACTTGAATTAGTAGTGGTGTATTTAGAACCAGCTGCTGTACGACCATTCTCGACAGCACTGAATGGATCCTGTGTGACAGAAGCAGTCAATCCAATTGCAGGATCCAACTCACCATATTTCTGAGTACCAGGAACAAGAGTAGAAGCCATTAGTTAGACCTCCCTATCAAGCTGCTTGCAGTTCAATTGCAGCAGCAGGGTTCAACCAGTCAGCTCCCATTGCAAGACGACCAACAATCAGGTCACCTTGATACATGGTCTTGACATCACCACCAGTGGTTTGAACCTGGGGACCAATGCCTTGTACCACAGCAGCAGCATCGCGCTGATAGATAAGACCACAGTGAGCAGAGAAGTCACCAGAGTAATCGTTGTTCTCACCATCAACACGTGCAACATTACCAGCCATAAATGGAAGGTTGTTAGAACGACGGATAGAGATACCAGCAATCTCATAGAGACCTTCACCACTGTTCAGGTTGCCCTGAGTGTTACCGTAGTCGCGATTAAGGATGTTCGTATCGACTTGAGAAATTAATGCATAATACTGTCTAGGAGACAATACGGCCGTGCGTCCACCAGAGGGGACATTTTTCTCGTCGAGAATACTCGCGGCTTCAAAGAAGCTATCAACCAGTGCTTGAGCATTGAACTCATTACCAGCACCAAGCTTGATCACAGAACCACCGGGCTCAGGACCAGGAGATGCAGTGATGGGGTGTGCTTCACGTGCACTAAGTGCAATCGTGCGGAACACTTTCTTGTCGTAAGCTTCGGCAAGTGCGTGACCGATCTTCGCAGAGATCTCGCTACGCAAAGAATAATGCGCAAGAGTTTCGTCCAAATCGTAGACGAAAGCTGAACTGATCAGCAAGTCGTCCATGATGATGGTCTTCTCTGCCACTGGGGGATCACCACTACCAAGGATAGGAGTGCCAGGCTGATGATAATCAGCAGTCATGCGTCCAGTAAAGATGAACTGCATTGACTTACCGTTCTTAAGCGTACGGTTCTGCACGGTGCCTTTGGCGATGCAGGAACTCTCGTAGGCTTTGAACATCTCACCACTGAAAAGCTTCAGATAGGTGGCGTACTTAGCATCATAATCTGCTCCACCTTGGGTAAGGCCCAAGCCTGGAGTCTTGTTAATATTACCACCGGCAGTAATCGTAGTGTTAGGTGCTACGCCGGGGTTAGGGGACCATGTGGTCATTGTAATTTCCTATAAATAAAGTTATTGTTTGTCTCTAAAACGTCTAGAATTAATAGAGTTGTTTGACTTATTAGGGTTAAGTCATAACCGCTAGCGGTCAAAGGTATCCTCGTAAGGGCTTCAACCAATAGCCCAAGGGTCCTACTCTGAGGTGCCCTTGAACCAAGCGCAGGGGTTTCCCGTCCCCTGCTCCGTAACCGTCCCTTGGAAGATTACAAGGGAAATGGATATTGTGAGCCTCCAGGGGGCTAGCTTGTGTATGCCACAGAGCGGTACTTAAGCTTGGCATCTCGTGCAGCTTTTTGCTGTTCAAGAATACGCTGCTTCAATTCAAGTACTGACATTGTGTTTCTCCTAAGAGATCTAACTACCCCGTTCCATGTAGTTAGTAGCATGCGTCCTTTAAGGATGAACGGAAGGTTTGTTTACCAGCGATAAAGAGTAAACATAAGAGCAGGTCCTCCGTAGAACCCGCTGCTGAAATCAATAAACATTACTTTAATTTATTTAAAAATGAATAGGTGTAGTTAGTTCGGTTACCATGTATGCCCCATCCTAACCAGTAGTAGGCAGCATTCATATAGTAAGGAACTTGTTGATGATTAGTTTGGAAAGCATATAAGTCCTTCCTAAACCTCATCTCATTTATCATGTAGCGCGTCTGTCCTTGTAGGCTAGAAGGCTCGCAATTATATTTCTTGCAGAACACTCCTAACCC